CCTTGCGCTGGGCCATAGATTGACCGCGCGGCCAAATCCGCTCATATTCTGCTCGGATTCACCTAAATCTGGGCAAAAATGGCTAAAGCCAATCAATTTACCAAGGGCAATACAGCCAGCCGTGGCCGTGGCCGTCCTAAAGGCTCAAAGGACAAGTCCACGATGAAGGCCCGCGAGATGATTGCGAGCTTCATTGATGGCAATGCTAGCCGTCTAAACGACTGGCTGGAGGAAGTTTACGAGCAGGACGGCCCACGGGCGGCGTTCAACTGCTTTTCCGACCTGATTGAATACCATGTGCCCAAGCTGGCGCGAAATGAAGTAACTGGCCCGGATGAAGGCCCTGTGGAACTCGTGATTTCGTGGCAAGAAAAAAAATAAGCAAGCATGGCCCAGCAAGACGCACAGCAAAAGTGGCTTATGGAACTGGCTAGGAGAGACGCCAGAGAAGCCAAGACACAAGAGTTTCTTAAAGGATATAAAATAAACCCAGACAACTGGCTGGCGATCCTTGGCCGTCGAGCTGCCTCCCAGTATGTACTTAAAGACCCCCTGTCCCAAAACGTACGGACTTGGGACACTCCTATAGAAGTACTTGGCAGCGTAGAGCCAGATTTTAAGGGGGCTGGGAGCAATGCCGCCAAAAAGGAAGCGGCGCAGTACCTGAGAAAGACACTAATAGAGCGTATGCAATACCCGCTTATCCATAAAACAAGGTCTGAGACTGGGTATGATTTTTCTGACCCACTAAAAACACAGGGTAAGATATCTCTCGGTCCACAAGCTTTTCAGGATTATAACTCCGTGGCGGAGCATGAGTTTATGCACCGTGGGCAGCAAGAGGCCGATGTAGACCGCGGCGAATTCGCCCCATACGCATACCGAGCGATTAAAGGTATCGGGCTGCACCCGTACTCCGCTGGGGAAATGTCTTTCAAAAGTATGTATGGTAGAGACCCCACAAGCGGCGACAAGGCACGGCTGGAGCAGGACTTGGCTCGCGCCAAAGAAGAATACGAGCGCCGTTACACATCCGGCCCTAGTGGTGGAATGCCATACGTTTACCAGCCTCATCTTGGTGACAAGCTTCCTTTCAGTACTATGGATCGCGTTAAAGCTAAAACTAAAAGTATCGCACAAAAATTATCTGAAGTTTTATCGTCTGTACGTCTTGAAAAAAACCCTTAAAACCGCTTGAGAAATGCAAAATAATGGCTGTAAAGGCTATCAGCATTGAGTATTCGCCTCGCGATGCGTTCATGCCATTCCACAACCGCACGCAGCGGTGGGCTTGCCTTGTGGCGCATCGTCGGGCTGGCAAGACGGTTTCGGCGGTCAACGACATCATACGGGCGGCGGTTACTTGCAAGACGCCCAACCCGCTTTTTGCGTACATAGCCCCGTTCCGCAGTCAGGCCAAGAGCGTTGCCTGGGATTATCTGAAACGCTTTAGCAAGCCCATTACACAGGCCGCAAATGAAGCCGAACTCCAGATTGATCTCATCTCCGGTGCCCGCATTCGTCTGTTTGGCGCTGATAATGCCGATGCTATGCGTGGTTTGGGTTTTGACGGTATTTTTATGGACGAGTATGGCGATTTTCGACCTTCTGTATGGGGTCACGTCATTCGTCCTACGCTTTCTGACAAGCAGGGTTGGGCCGTTTTTGGCGGTACTCCCAAAGGTAAAAATCAATTTTGGGATATTTACCAGACTGCTAAACAAAATCCGAAAGAATGGTTCCTTCTGAGGCTGACGGCGACGGACAGTGGGATTTTGCCGCAAAGCGAGCTTGATGCGGTCAAGTCTCAGATTACGCCTGACCAGTATATGCAGGAATACGAGTGCAGCTTCGAGGCGGCAATCCTCGGCGCGTTTTATGGTGTCGAGATGCGCGAGGCGGCAGACCAGGGCCGCATCAGCGCCGTGCCTTATGATCCGGCGTTGCCGACATATACGGCTTGGGATTTGGGCTTTCGGGACGACACGGCAATTTGGTGGTACCAGGTGGCCCGGAATGAAATCCACGTTATTGATTACTATGCGGTGTCGGGCGCGAGCATCGAGGACATTGCAAAGGTCGTTACGGAAAAACCCTACCATTATGGTAAGCATTATTTACCACATGATGCGCGAGCTAAAACCTTGGCTGCACAGGGTAAGTCTGTCATTGAGCAGCTCGCGGAGTTTTTGGGGTTAGCCAACATTGCTGTTGTGCCTGACCTTGGCGTTCAGGACGGCATTCAGGCTGTTCGCATGACGCTGCCCAAATGCTGGTTTGACGAACTCAAGTGTTCGGAAGGCATTGAGGCGTTGCGCCAGTACGAGCGAGAGTTTGACGAAGACAAAAAGGCATTTCGCGCGGCACCCAAGCATAACTGGTGTTCGCATCCGGCAGACGCATTTCGTATGCTGGCTGTGGCATGGCGGGGCGAGACGCCTACGAAGATTCTTGCGAGTGAGCGCCCATTGATTGTGGGCAAAGGAAACACGGCAACGCTTAACGATATGTGGGCGTCTGCAAAACCAAAGAGAAGGGCTAGACTATGAGTGGTGTTAGCAATCCGTATGAGTATCAGTATGAACACGTTGCCGCGTCACAGACGGCGCAGGTTCTTGGCGGGACGGGAGCGGTGGGCGACTATCTGCATCGTTTGATCTGCACGGTCAGCACGGCGGCGACAAGCGTTGTAACGATCTTGGACGGTTCGACTTCGCATACAGTCTTGCCGAATGCTGTTGGCGGGGGCATTGGCGTTTACAACATTGAAGTAAATGCGGCGTCCAAAACCGGCGCATGGAAAGTCACGACTGGCGCTGGCGTTGAAGTTCTGGCCGTAGGTATCTTCAGTGCGTAAGGCTGGATTGTACGCCAACATTTTGGCGAAGCAGGAACGGATCAAGGCCGGTTCGGGCGAGAAGATGCGTAAGCCGGGTGATCCTGGTGCGCCGACTGCCAAGGCGTTTGTGGAATCTGCCAAGACTGCCAAGGACGCAAAGAAAGACAAGAAATGACCGCAGCATGGACGCGCAAGGAAGGCAAGAATCCCAAAGGCGGCCTGAACGCCAAAGGCCGCGCGTCTTACAAGGCTGAGACTGGCGGGACGCTAAAGCCCCCCGTCAAGTCTGGCGACAATCCGCGCCGTGCGTCATTTCTGGCCCGCATGGGCAATATGCCCGGTCCAATGGAAAAGAACGGCAAGCCTACCCGCTTGGCGCTGGCATTACGGGCTTGGGGTGCGTCCAGCAAGGCAGATGCCAAGTCCAAGGCCGCAGCAATTTCTAGTCGTAACAAGTAAGGAACATCACATGGCTATCGACCCACAGCGCCTAGCGGAAATCATGCAACGTATGCAGTTGGCCCAGCCCAATGGCCCCGCGCCTGACGGCGCTCAAATGGGCGGTGCGCCCATGCCCCCGCCTGACATGGCTCCGATGGGCGGCCCGCCGATGGGTGACCCGATGGGCGCTCCGCAGGGCGTCCCCATGCAGATCAACGGCACAATGACGCCGCAGCCAATGGGCGGCCCGCCTCCCGGCATGGCTCCGCGTCCCATGATGCCGCCCGGTGGGATGCCGCCGCGTTAAGGAATTAGGTCATGGTTGATAATACAGAAAGATTATCCCAAATCATGCAGCGTATGCAGGTGTCCAATCAAAGGACATTGGGCAATCGTTTCGGTGGCGGGTACAGCGGTGTATCCAGCGCAACTGCGCCAACGCCGCCGTCTGAGCAGATAGATTTTTCAAGAAATACGCTTTCACCGCCATCAATGGCAGAGCCTGACGATACTGGGCCAGGGCAGCAAATGCCGTCTGTTATTCAGCCGCCTGCTTCCGGCAATGTTGGTATGCCGTCTGGTGGAAATGCGTATTCCGGCAACCAGCCGGGCGTATCGCCATCTACGCGCGATTTGTATTCATTGCCTGATTACAGCGGCGGGATGCGCGGAGGCATGGGCGGCGATGACCGTCTTGACAGGCTTTTGAAGATGCTTTCCAGCTACATGGGATCGCAGATGGCCCCGCCAAGCGCCGCGCCCGCGCCAGTCGAAGCAACGCCACCTAGCATAGACCAACCCGAGTTACAAAAGCCTGTGGAATACACGGGCGGCTCGCAACTGCCTGCTATGCCGGTGAATGAGTACCAGCCGGGCTACACACCCAGTGCGATTCCGAAGGGCCTGAAGCAAAGCAATTCGGCCTTGACGGTTATGGAGGATTATTACAATGCGCAAACGGGAGAGCGGTATTCCGGCGGCATAGGCATGGCCGAACCCGGCAGCGGCTGGAGCACGC